ACGGGTTTTGCGACGGGGATGACGCCGACGCACGCCGCGAACGCCGCCGTCAAGGCCAATACGGCTGCGAAGACCGCGCAGGATACGGCAGACAAGGCCAATATTGCTGCCGCTAATGCCGCGTCTCAGGCGAATCAGGCGCAGGCCGCCGCGAAAAAGGCGCAGACCACCGCGGATGGCAAGAATCTGATCTACCGTGGCCCCGACGAGCCGAATCATGATGGCTTGAAGCCGGGGGACATGTGGTGGAGGACGCAGAAGTATTGGACTCGCTGGAAGGGCGAGAAGAATAATTCGCCGTCCATGCTTGCCGACTTCTACACCTACTGGACTGGTGCGCCAAACGCCAGCCCTTCCGTGCTCGTGCCCTTGTCCGATCGTGTGGTGGAAGTCCTTACGTGGGATGGTACGCGCTTCGAACCGTTTGACCTCGTGGCGAACAACATCCTCGCTGCTGGCACGGTGGCCGCGAAGCATCTTGCCGCCGACTCAGTGACGGCGGAGAAGGTCAAGGCCAATGCCATCACGGCGGACAAGCTGGCGGCAAACTCGGTCACGACCGAGAAGCTGGTTTCCGATGCGGTGACCGCTGGCAAATTGGCGGCTGATTCGGTGCAGGCGCGGAATATCGTCGCACTGGCCATCACGTCCGACAAGATTGCAGCCAACTCGGTCACGACGGCGAAGCTCAAGGTCACGGAAGACATGACCGTGGCGCTGCTCAACGTCCACAAGATCCAGGCCGGAGAGATTGCGGCTAATGCCGTGACCACTGCTGCCTTGGCGGCTGGCGCGGTGGACGCGGATAAATTGGCTGCTAATTCGGTCAATGCGTCCAAGATTGTGACTGGTGCGATCACAGCCGACAAGCTGGCGGCAAACAGCGTGACGGCCGTCAAGATCGCGGCTGGCACTATCACGTCCGACAAGGTGGCGGCAGGCCAATTCAAAGGCTACGTCTTTACGGGCGCCGTCTTCCAAAGCTCCGAGGCCGCGAACACGGGAATGAAGCTCAACAGCAGCTCGTTGCGGATGTGGGATTCGGCTCATAACCAGACCGTCTACCTCGACGGTGAAGGCAAAAGCAACCTGCTGACCGGCACGTTCCAAACCCGCACGAGCGGGCACAGGGTGCGTATCAGTCCGGATTATCAGACCTACATCATCGGCGGCACGGAAACGTTCGTCGGTGATGGCTTGGAATTCCCGGCCTACAACGGGTCCACCGCCTACTTTTCGCATCCGGCCATCGCATCGGTCATCCAGTCGAATCAGGTCGGCGCGATGAGCGAACTGGACTTGTGGAGCGGACACGTGAGCAAGAACGACCCCGCCGCGTTCATGTCTCTCAGATCGAAGCCGCGCAAGAAAGGCGGTACCGGCAGCGGCGGCGTCACATCCAGAGTGCATGCCGTGGCGAACACGGATTACGACGAGCCGGACGAGAGCAAGAAAAGCAGCGCTTACCTCACTCTGGCCGGCGATAGCGCGAACGGTTCGGAGTGCTGGCTCGAAGCGCAAGACGCGAACGGCGAGGTCGGAGTCGGCGCGAACATCGGCACCGGATACGTGTATCTCGGCGGCTATCTTGGCGGCATCACGAACCGTTCTACGTTCCAGGCCCAGGCTGCGTGGAAGGCGTGGTATCCGAATCCCGGCTCGAAGATTGCGACCGGCGCTTCCATGCAAGTCAACTGCACGTTCAGCCCGACGAAATACGGCCACTATTACGTCGTCGCGAACGCGGATTCGCAATGGGCGGGCATCATCGCGCACCCATGCAACACGGGCGGACAGAGCGGCTTCCAATTGAAGCTTTACAACGCCGACCAGCCTTGCCCGGTGGATGTTTACGCGGAATTCCTGGCTTATTTGGTCAAATGATTGGAGGAAATCTTGTCTGCGACTTTCGAAACGGATGAGAACAGTGGGCTTTGCATTATCCGCTGCAATCCGCCCATAAACGGGTCGGACAGTTTCGTGTTCACGACCGACGTGCTCGTCTCGTGGAAGGCGCTGCTCGGCCTTGCTTCGACCCGTGAAGCGATCGCCGCAATCATGCAGGGCAAGGAGGACACGAGCCGGTACGACCCGAAAACGGGGCGCGGCGTATGGACAGGCGCGTATGAGGCGCTTGAATCGGCGCTGAATGATTCCGCCACCGGCGTGAGCATGCTTGCGGCTGATGGGGAAGTGTTGAATGACCCGCTGACCGCCGCGCGCAATAAGGCGCGTGAGGGCATGAATCTGCCGGTCATGTCGAATGAGACGGACGCGAATCTCATTGCCACACTGTCCGCTGATGACTCCGATGAGGAGCCGTCGAGTGGCATTGACGTGACCGTGACCAAGGACATTGAGGGATTGGACGATTTCCTCAATGACGAGTCCAGTCAATCAAATCTGGACGAGTGCGAGGAGAGATTTTACCAATCCCTCATGCCACGACCTCAAAACAACCAACAATAAGGAGATTGATTATGGCCGATGTGACCACTGAGACCACTACCGATACCGTGCCTGCCGTGACGCCCGCCGAGCCGTCTGGCGTGCTTGATTTGCGTCCGCCGAAGGAGTCGGTGCGCGCGGAATTGTGCCGATTGGGATTGGAGTATTCCAGCACTGACGGCACTACCGAATCGTGGCGCGACTACAGCCGTGGCGTGCTTGCGACCTTCGATGATTCCGGCACCAGCGTGACTTTGACGGATGTGAAGACGAATCTCGGACGCACTTTGACACTCGACGAGCTTAAGGCCGTGACTCGTATCGACACGATGACCGCCGCCGACTAATCCAGCATTCCAATTTTTTCAACCCCTGCAATCCACACGGATTGCGGGGGTTTCGTATTTAAGGAGACATTTTGACTCAGATTCCAGCCGACGCGAACGACGTCATCGACCAGCTTTCCGCGCAAATCGGCTCACTCAACAAGCAGGTCGCAATCCTGACCAGTCAGCTCAACGCGGCCATGAAATTGATTCCCGCCGACGTGCTCGAAACCGTGAAGGGAGACGAGAATGCAGAGGATTAACTGGTTTCCCGACCCGCTCATCACCGGCACCATGAAAATCGAGACGGGCAACAACGCGAAGATCGACTACCCGGTCGCGAACAACCGCAAGTGGTTGCGGGCCACCAGCGTCGCGGCCGGTGACAGCTACGGACAATACATCCTGTTCGGATCGCAACTGCCGCCTGCCGGAACCTACCACGTGCACACACTGGCCTACGCGCAGAAAGCCACCGCCGATTTTCGAATCTACGTCAGAGTGGCCGGCGTGTACAGCATGGTATTGGACGTGCCGGTAGGTGACGGCATGACCATCACGATCGACCGGAACATCATCATCCCATCCAACACTGAACAGCTGCTCATCCGAATCGCACTCGACCAGAAAACGGTAGGGATGAAAGGCATGATGAGCGATATTCTCATCGAACGTGCCGACACGTATGACACTGCCGTGGGGGGGCTTCCAGGCTTCTTCACCGGCGACACCATGCCACTTCGGTAGGAGTGACTATCGGGCGGGTGGTGCCCGATGATGGTCACGAACCTGATAAGCAGTCCAAGAGCCCACGTCACGCTGAAGCCGGGCGAGTACACGCCGATTTCGACCATCGGGAAGACTCCGGGTACCACATACTGGTGCACGGTCTGGCTGGACGTGTCGGGCGGCTCCGTCACGGTGGACAACTGTCCGGGCACCTTCAGCAAGAGCCAACGCATCGGATGGGCCTTCACGTCCACGATCACGAATCCGATGAGCCTGAGATACAATGTCGTGTCCGGCAGTCCGACCGTCAAGGTGTGGAACATGGTCATGTGCGAGCTGGGCGAATACCAGGCGAACAAGGCCTTGATCGACGGCCTTTACTTTTTCGACGGGGATACGATGCCGCGCGCCTAATCCTTATGGGGGTGGTGGCATGACTCCCATCATTAATCACTGCGTCATGCCGAAAGACGGTGTGAGCGTCAAGACGACGAACACGACACCATCGGACATCACCTTCACGGGGTTGACGGCGGGCGTGAAATACCATGTGAGCGTCGTCTGTTACATGCTGTCCACGAGTGGCGACAATCCGCGTCTGCGTCTCACCACCAATGGCAGCGATAGTGGGCTGGTCACTTCGAATGGTCGCGTGGATTACGTCTTCACCGCCGCCAACACCACTCACGGCATTCTCGTCGGCCTGAACAATTGCACGGTCAATCTGAGCAAGGGCTTGTGCGTGCCTCAAGACCAGTGGCAGCAGCTCGTCTCGTTGGGATTGCCGGGCAATTATTTCGATGGCGACACCATGCCAAAAGATTAAACGATTTCAAGGAGATGTGATGTGTTTCAAACGTTTTTAGCAGGGTTTGGTGGTGTGGGCGGCGCGTGCGCGGTAATCACACTGTGTCTTAAAGTGTGGCCGGGGGCGCTCGAATCGCTTGCGACCGGGCTGTATGCCCACGTCAATCCCGAGCGCTTGCCGTATAACAGCGTGCTTTCCCAGCATTTCGCCAAAACCCGCCAATTAGGCGAACGCACGGAGCGCTTTGACGACCGCATGGACGAACTCTGTCGTGACACGATCAAAAACACGTTGATTTCCCTGATTTACGGCGACCAGTCACACGACCATTCCGAGGCCGTCCGATACGAGCTAGACAAGCTCGAAAAACTCGACGCGCAATGCTGGATCATCTCAGCCGCCGAAAAATACCTGGAGGACCGGCAATGACGCACCTAGCCATCGCAGGCGGCGCATACCTGCTACTGCTCGCGCTCGTCATCGCGTTCAATCACGGCACGCATCAGAAGTCAGGCTCTTCGGCTGGCGGTGTCACCACGGACAAGCTGGTGGCTGACGCGGTTACGTCCGGCAAATTGGTTGCGAACAGCGTGCAGGCGCGGAACATCACCGCTCTTGCCGTCACAGCCGACAAGCTCGCGGCCAACAGCGTGACGACCGCGAAGCTCAACGTCACTGCGCCTCC